TCATTCATAAGTCTCGTTATGCCCGTTGGCTGTGGGATGAAAATCGTAGAGAGAACTGGGACGAAACAGTCGCTCGTTATTTCAACTTCTTTGATGAGCATGTCAAAGAAAGTACTGGATATACTATCACCGCTGAAGAACGTAAGCAGCTAGAATATGCTGTTCTTAATCTTGAAATCATGCCGTCAATGCGTTGCTTGATGACTGCTGGTGAAGCTCTCAAGCGTGAGAACGTTGCTGGCTATAACTGTTCATATGTTGCAGTTGACAACCCACGTTCATTTGATGAAATTCTTTACATTCTTATGAATGGCACTGGTGTTGGTTTCTCTGTTGAATCAAAGTATGTAGAGCAATTGCCTATTGTTCCTGATGAAATGTTCACAACAGAAACAACTATTCAGGTTGCAGACTCAAAGCTTGGTTGGGCAAAGGCCTTTAAAGAACTAGTGCATCTTCTTTATGCAGGTCAAGTTCCTAAGTGGGACGTATCAAAGGTTCGCCCTGCTGGCGCACCACTCAAGACATTTGGTGGTCGTGCATCTGGTCCGCAGCCTCTTACTGATCTATTCAAGTTCGTGGTTGCAACATTCAAGAAGGCTGCTGGTCGTCGTTTAACTACATTGGAAGCACATGACATCGTTTGTAAGATCGCTGAAATTGTGGTTGTCGGCGGCGTTCGTAGATCCGCGCTTATTTCTCTTTCTGACCTTAGTGATGATAGAATGCGCGTTGCAAAGTCTGGTGACTGGTGGAAAGAAAATGTCCAACGCGCTCTTGCTAACAACTCTTTCGTTGCAAAAGAGAAGCCTGATGTGGGCCTCTTCATGCGTGAGTGGCTTTCCCTCTATGAATCGCGCTCTGGCGAACGCGGCATTTTTAGTAGAACTGCGTCTAAGAAGCAGGCTGAGAAGTTCGGACGCCGTGATCCTGAACACGATTTCGGCACCAACCCATGTTCTGAAATCATTCTCCGTTCACGCGAGTTCTGTAATCTTACAGAGGTGGTCGTCAGAGGAGATGATACTCCCGAATCCCTCAAGCATAAGATCAAACTCGCAACTATACTTGGTACATTCCAATCCACACTTACCAACTTCAAATACTTGAGCAAGAAGTGGAAAGAAAACTGTGCCGAAGAACGTCTGCTTGGTGTGTCATTGACTGGTATTATGGACAATGAGTTTACAAATGGTAAGGTTGCAGGTGTTGCACATCTTGGGCCAATGTTGGAAGGACTACGTGAAGAAGCTGTTAAGACAAACAAACTCTGGGCGGCCAAGCTCAACATTCCTGTGTCTGCTGCTATCACTTGTGTTAAACCTAGTGGCACTGTATCTCAGCTGGTCGATTCCGCTTCTGGTATCCACGCTCGTCATAGCCCTTATTACATTCGCACTGTACGAGCCGACAAGAAAGATCCGCTTGCTATTATGATGAAGGACATGGGCTTCCCTGTTGAAGACGATGTGATGAAGCCAGAGCATACCTATGTGTTCTCATTCCCGCAGAAGTCTCCTGATAATGCTGTGTTCCGCACTGATATGACCGCTATTGAACAGCTTGAACTATGGCTTGTTTATCAACGTCATTTCTGCGAACATAAGCCCAGCGTAACCATTTCTGTGAAAGAAGATGAATGGCCAGAAGTAGGTGCATGGGTCTACAATCACTTTGATGAAATGTCAGGCGTTTCGTTCCTGCCATTCTCAGACCACGTTTATCGGCAAGCTCCTTATCAGGACTGCACGAAGGAAGAATATGAAGCACTTGCAGCTAAGATGCCAAAAGATATTGATTGGACAATGTTAGCTAAGTATGAGAAGCGTGATAACACAACTGGAAGTCAGGAATTGGCTTGTTCTGCGGCAGGTGGCTGCGAGATATAACACACTATATACTGATGAGGATATCCTCATCAGTATTTTCTTAAAGGATAAGATATGACTAAAGAAGTGGAGAAAGTAGTCTGTAACTACTGTGAATCACAATATAAAGTTTTGTATGATTATGAGGCGACTCAAGGTAAAGTTCGTTTTTGCTCGTTCTGTGGATCTGAATGTTTTGATGATGAAAGTATTGTTAACGAAGAAGATCATGAAGACTAAAGATTCTTTCGTTTATTGTTGGACAGATCATAAAACAGGAATGTTGTATGTTGGTTCCCATAAAGGAACAATAGATGATGGTTATGTGTGTTCATCAAAATATATGATGGAAGAATACAATAAAAGGCCTGATGATTTTACTAGACAGATTGTTGCTGAAGGCATCTATGAAGATATCATGAAACTTGAGGAAGTCATTCTTACAAGTGTAAATGCTAAAATCAACGAACAGTTTTATAATCAACATAATGGTAATGGAAAGTTCTTTTTGAAACACCAAACACAGTCCGCGAGAGAAAAAATATCAGCATCAAAAATGAGTGATAGAAATCACAATCACAGAAGTAAACTGACGGAAGAAAAAAAGTTATGGTTCAAAGAACTTGGTAGAATGCAAAAAGGTGTAAAGCGTACATCTGAACAAAAAGAAAACTATAGAAAAAGTAAACTTGGTTCTAATAACCCAAACTATGGCAAAAAAGGATGTTTTGATCACATTAACATACAGAAACATAAATGTGAAAACTGTGGTTTTGAAACAACTTTAGGCAACTATAAGAGATGGCATGGAACAAACTGTAAGAGGACATGAAGATGAATGATTATGCAAAGGGCTTCAAGGACGGTTTTGCTGCTGGGCTTGAAGAAGGTAAGAAGATTGCACCAAAAGAACAAAAGTATAATCCATGGATTGATACTGGTCCATATGTTGGTAAAGCAAACGAAAGCTGCCCCAAGTGTGGTATCAAGATTAGCGGAGTGATGGGTTATGTTTGTTCTAGTCCAAACTGCCCAACATTTCCACAAGTGACATGCGGCACTAATTCTTTTGATATCACTCAGCCTGTGTCTGGTGACTATTTCCCAAAAGGCGCTGTTGGCGCAGCAGGACATGAGTACAGTCCATGGAACGACTACATTCGTAAGTAACATACATACTCTAAAAGGGTATGTTCATGTGGCTTTACAACGACAAAGAAATTGGTGATGATGATATTGAAGGCTATGTGTCCTTTGTGTATCGCATCACCAATCTAGAAAATGGAAAAAAATATATTGGCAAAAAAGTTCTCAAAACCTATCAAAAAAAGAAGGTCAAAGGCAAAACGCGAAAAAAGAAAGTTGAAAAAGAATCCAAATGGCGAGAATATTTTGGTTCAAACCTCAACCTTCTTGCAGATGTTGAGAAACTGGGACGAGACAAGTTCAAGAGAGAAATTCTAAAACTCTGTAAAACACGCGGTACGGCCAACTACTGGGAAGCATGGTATCAGATGAACGAGAGCGTCTTGGAGTCTGATAATTATTACAATGACCATATTTGGGTTCGTGTGCATCGCTCTCACATAAAAGAATAGCTGCGACACTCTGTCATCTTATCTCGCAACTGCGAAATACTATATACTAGTGTATCACAAGACGATTAAGAGGAGTTACCTACCATGACTGCATGGGAAAGAATATTGCATAATGTTATACGTGGTTTTTCTAATGAAACTGAAACTGGATTGGTTCGCATGTTCCGTGTAGAATATGCAAAAGAATACCTCCAGTTGAAGAGAATGGGAGTGCAACTGGACGATACATTTGTTCGTCAATATATCATCACACTGAAAAGCTAACAAAATCAAGCACTTAGCAAAATCTCAATAAAATCAATAATTTAGCCAGCTATGCATTTAATGTATGGCTGGTATTCTATTTCCATCATTGAAAATCCGACTTGCCGACCCCATCTATAGTATATGATGATGACCAAGATCCCCTTCCTCCGCGCCCTCTACCGATTCTTTATCGGTCCCCTCCCCCGTTACAACTATAAGGTGTCCTAATGCAAAATATCGACCAAATGATTCTCACATACTTTGAACGTGGTGGTTGTATTACTGTTGGGAAATACAAAAAGCCCAAAAAGAGCGAACGGACTTTCCGTAACGACCGCAGTTCTGTTTTCAATGCTGGTCGGAAACAGATTACGCTACGTAAACTTGGATATAAGGCGAGTGGTGCGCGGGCCGCATAGCAGCTATGCAAACAGAACCCTTGAAAAACCGACTGTCCAACCCCATATATTAATAGTAACAAGAGAGAGGTTCCTATGTCTAGCTTCAATGTTCCCGTTTCGCTTCTGAATCAGTATGCTGAATTCATCAAGGCCGACTACCGCAAGTGGTGGGGTGCTAAGGCTTCTGAACCGCATGTTCAGGAAATGATTGCTGAGTTCGACATTGAATTTCAGCCCGGCTCGTCCTACATCAAGGTCGTCAAGGTTCGCAAGGGTATTGTAGAGTCTGTTCACTCGTTCATCTGTAACAAGGATAGCAACAAGTATCTCAAGGGTACGGTTCTGAAAGCTGCAAGCTTCAAAGCGCCTGCGACCAACTTCGGTCGCGCTCACATTAATTATCCCGATTCTTGGGACGGTCACGTGTCTTGGACTGGTGCTCACTAATGCGTCCGAACTATTACTACCGAATAGAGTTTGATGATGGTCGTGTTATCAACCGAGTGTATCAAACAAAGTCAATGGCTGAGGCCGTAAGTAAAACTCTGGAGCATGAAATGTTCCTATTCAATATCAAATCCATCATATGGGGAAAAATGTAATGTCTTACAATGGCTGGTCTAACTACGAAACTTGGCTTGTCAATCTCTGGTACGGTGATGTTTTTACCGACATGCAGAATGACGGCAATGTAATTGATGCTGAATATATCCAGTCCTTCGTTGAAGAGATGCTGGAATCTGACGGCGCCCTGCCGCAATATGGCTTTGCTGCTGATATCATGAACGCCGCACTTCGTGAAGTGGACTGGGATGATCTGGCTGATCATTACCGTGTGGAAGAAGAGGTAGAAGAGGCTGCTTGACACGGCCGCGTCTATCTGCTACAATACTCTAACAATCAATGAGGAAATCATGCTGAAGTTTGATCGTAAGGTTGCTGGTAAAGTGTTCTGGGAAGATTACAAGACTGTCACTGGTATGCGCCCGCGCAATCACCGTTTCTATGATGCTGATTGTTCTGATGCTGAGGCGCAGTCCATCGCCGAATCATACTCTAAGTGGGCTGAAGAGACTCTTGAGCGTGAACGTGATGAAGAGGAACGCAAGATCAAGGTCTTTGAGGAAAAGATTGCCCTGATTCAGAACCTCATGGATTGTGATGAGGATCGTGCAATCTATCACTATGTCGTATCGCTCAAACCTGAAGCGTATGACTTGCGTGATGTTGGCTATCTGTGCTACATCAACGGCCTGCCCTATCATCTTGAACATGTATTGGCTCCTGCTGCAAAGCAGCTACTAGAGGAACTGGAAGATGCGTAATCACATAGCAAAGGTTCTGTGGTCTCCCAAGTACCGACAACAAACCGTCAAGAGCAAGAAGGCCTACACCCGTAAGATTAAGCACAAGAAGATTGATTATGCGTAAGCACTACCAGACCTATGCTGAGATTCCTCAACTCGTCGCTGATTACATCTTGACTGTGGCCGAGAGAAAGCATATAATGAGCATTCCGTTGGACGATATCAACTCGTTCCTTGACGGGCTCCATGAGTATCATAGTAATAAGCGTGAAGAATATTCGGAAGGTTGGGTTGACTGATGGCACTTGTATACACTAAGACTTCATCTGGGCGTAAAAAGCCATCCGCTAAGACACTGCGTCTTCGTGAGGAACGTAAAGCGTATTTCAAGTCCATTCTTAAAGATTCGTCTAAAGAACGGCCTATCAATATGCCTGAGCCATTGCCGAAGCGAGAATTAGCACCACTGTCTAACTCTGTCGGCAATGGCTTTAAGCGGTCAGTTGAAGACTACAAGTGGAAGCGCGACCGTGAGGAATCTGTTGCTACCATTAAAGAGATTGAGAAGAAGAAGACCCGACTGGCTCCGTCATTCAACAAGGGTCCTGTTCAGTACATCACTGATGGTGCTGACGTTGAAACACTCGGTAGGAAAATATAATGAAAAAAGAATGGTATGAAGATATCGTAGAGAAGACAGACAACGAAACGAAACTGGCCGTCACTGCTTGGGTATTCCGCAATATCGTGGACCATGCCGAGCAAGGCGGTTCTTTTCGTCATCTGATCTACGGTAGATTAAGATTTGGTCTGGACGCATATGTTCCTTTGTATAATGCGGGTGGTATGGAAATCTCAAATGAGTTTGACATGACCCAGAAATCTGCTATACTTGATATCGTACAGAGTAAGAAGATTGAGGAACTAAAAGAACCTATGAATCTGTGTGATGAATCGGGATGCTTTGTGGAAGTCTCTGCTGGTTTTCCTACTGAGAACGGTTATCGTCGCACTTGTTTCAATCATTCAAAATTTGCTAAGGAAACACAATGAAAAAGTTTACTGTTCGTTATGCCATTGGTTCATATTGGTATCAATCCGAAGTCTTTACAGATAGCCCAAATGCTGCTATACTTTGGGCCGAGAAGATCGGTGGATATGGTATCTCGGTCGTAAGTGAAGCCATTGTATGGAAAGAGAAAGAACTAGATCCGTGAAGTTTGGTATCTTTTCAGACTTGCATATGGAATTTCAACCGTGGTTCTTTGAGCCTGATCCTGATGTATTCTATCTGAATGCTGGTGATACTCATCCGCAGAAGTTGACGCGCGACTATTTCTATTCGCTGTTCAAGGATAAACTCTTTTCAGTGCCAGGTAATCACGACTACTATGGCGGCACATTTCTTAATGCTGATATGGATTTTCCTGATGCTGTCACTCTTGAGAATGGACTGGTTGTAGCCGGCGCCACTCTTTGGACTGATATCTCTCCCACTCGTTGGTGGGACTTCAAAGAGTATATGATGGACTATCGGAACATTAAGGGTATGAACTACGATAGATATATGAATGCTCATGAAACACATAAGCATTTTCTATTTAACTCTGGTGCTGATATCTGGGTTGTGCATCATCTGCCGTCTTTCCAGTCAGTGCATCCTAAGTATCATGAGTCTGGCGGTAACGACTTTTTCGCTACTGAACTGTCGCACCAGATCCTTGAAATGAAGAAGCCGCCGAAGCCGCCGAAGCTTATCGTGCATGGGCACACACATGAACGATGTGACTATATGATCGGTGATACAAGAGTTGTGTGCAATCCTCGCGGCTATCCGAATGAACAGCCGTGGTATCAAAACTATGAGCCCCTAATTGTGGAGATTGACTAATGACCGAAGTAACTAAGAGAGCCTTGTTTAAGACTGCATTGACAGTCGGTATTATTGTCATTCTGTTTGCGATATCTACAGTGTGGCCTTCAATTTTTGGATATGCTGCAATTGCTTTTATTGCAAGTGTTTTTATCGGAATAATCTATATGTTCTTCTACACGATTGAAGACACCAAAACTTGGAGAAGGCGATGAACATCGTAATCTATTCTAAACCAAACTGTACTTGGTGTGTTAAGGCTAAAGAACTTATGAACAAGTTGAATCTTAATTATGATGAGAAGGTACTTGATGTGGACTACACGCGGGACGAGTTGAAACAACTTGTGCCTGAAAATCTGCCCTTGACAGTGCCGCAGATTTTCGTGTATAATAAGCGCATTGGTGGTTACGAAGACTTTGTTGAATATTGTGATAATCATAATCTAACAGAAAGGTAAAGTAATGTATAACGTAAGTGTGAAGCGGAATATGGAAATTGATCTTGAAGATGCTGGCAATATTGTTGCTCAGGTTCTCAAGGAAGACTTTGAATTTGTTTGTCAGGAACTTCATGAGTTGAAGCACAAGATGGGCAATATGAAGGACTTTGAGATTGAAGACTTCAAGCGTAATGCTGAGGTTCATGATGCAATGAAGGTTCTTCTTGGCTACTACATGACCAAAGGAGACTATGACGAATTCATGGAACTTCAGAGGGTATATGGCAATGTTGAGTAAGATTGAACTGAAAGAGAACCTTTCAAAGTGT